ATCACCTTGTAACACATTCAAGAACTTAGCACCACCATTGGCTTTGCCTCGGCGATGCCGCATAAAGTATTCATTGTTGTACTTGGTAGCATCCACTGCTTCTTGCAGTGTCTTGATACCGCAAGCATCGCTGGCTTTTTTGTCATGAATAACCCAGGTAGGGATATCAAGAATCATACCATAGTCGCTGATAGTGTCCAACCACTTTAGAATACTACTGCGTTTCTTTTCGGCCTTGGCACAACCCGAGTTGGCTCTCCAGTCGCCTTCCCACAGGCCTTTGGCAATCTGAAATCCACCAGAGTCGCCAAGCATGAAAGTGCCTGGCTCGCGATTGCGAACCATGTCCTCTGACCAATCTTGCTTGGTTAAATCCAAGTTGGCATGACCACCAGAGTACAGTGACCACTTGTACGGAAACAATGCCTTCTGACTGTTGAGCCAGTTCATCTGTTCCATGTCAGTCAAGCCTTGTGGAAACCTTGCAGGATCCACATACGGCTCGTTGCGTTGCTTGCCCACAAACGTGGCATAGAAACCTGATATAGCCGGTAAGAACACAGCGTAATCATTTTGCTTGGCGGTTAGATTATCTTGCATTTTGAGTTTTTGTTTTGGTGTTCCAATCTATTTCATGATACAAACCTAAAATATCTAAATCATTTATAAATTTAACACAGTGATGCCAAGTGTTTGTTACTTTGTCATGACGCAGAGAAAAGTAAAGAAATTTCAATCTCAACGTCCAAGCTGATGTGTACCTATCATTGAAATAATGATAGTTAATGTTACGCATCAATTTTGATTTTATCATTTGCTTTGTGCTGGTAAAATGTAGTTGTAAACAGCCACGCCTGAATCCACAGTGATCTTGGCAGCACCATCATCTGAGATGCGAATGGTTTTGTCCCCAGTCAATGCCATGATAGCCATGAACTGTGAGGCCGGCCAACTCCAAGCACGTTTCAATTGACCGTTGACACCTGAATGGAAAACGAAGTTACCAGCGTGTGTTGAGTGGTCACCAAAGAAAAACTTCAAATCGCCGTTTTCAGTTTTGGCTTGAAAGTTGGGTTCTTCGGCATTGGCCTGTGCTTGCATACGCAGTCGCTGAATAGCAGCCACAGTGGGTTCGAATTCAATGTGCCAGGTCACACCTTTGAACTTGGGTGTTTTGAGTTTGTCGTTTACAATCTCTGCTGCCATGAAACGATATGTGTTGCGGAAGTCCCCAGTGGCATTTTCAAACTCAATACCATCAGGTGCACCTGTGGCTTTTTTAGTTAATTTGAGTTTGGCATTCTCTTTGTACTCTTGCAAGTTTAACAAGATTTTTAGTTTGTTCAAGTTGGGCATGCCAAATGTGCCAATAAAATCTGGGTGTGGATTTTTAAATTCACCTTCTAATACCACACTCAAGTCTTCTGCCACACCCACAATGGCTGTGCTTTTGTCGTCTCCGGTGATTTTGATCAAGTCAATGCAGCCAAGATCGTGTGTGTGTTCTACCAAGTCTTTAAGATAATCTCTCATGTATACTCCTATGTTGTATGATTATATAGATTTTTTTACTAATGTGCAACTATTTTGGCCAGGCTCTGCCCGCCTCTAAGGGATTCAATTTCGCCAGGTCGGCGTATTTCCATCCAGGCAATATCGCCTTGGCCACGATTGACTGAAAGGATTTCAAAACCAATTTGATTGCAATAGGCCTGTATTTCTCTTCCAGGCGTATAGCACATGAAATTCTTCTCAGCCAAGGCCACACCATGTGCCCAATCGCAGTCGTTGTAGGTGAATATGGCCACACCGCCGGGTCTGAGTCTAGCAAACATGCTGTCTAAATAATGACGCAACACCTTTATGGGTTTGTAGTTAAAGTAGTTGTAGGCAAATATCAATCCATACTGGTTGACAGGCAATTGCCATAATGCATCAGCATGTTCATAATCGTTGATAACATATGGTCTTAGACGGCGTTGATATTCTGTTGTAAATGCTTGCACAGCAGGATCCAATAGTTCTTCATGTTGATCCACAAGATACAATGGATCCAATGGTACCAAGTCTTCGATGAACTTTTCACGCCCTGGACGCATGATCAGTCCGGGCAATCGCCAATCTGTGTACTGTAGCAGTCGCCCAGTGAGTAACAGTCGGCTGTCAGGATCAATGCTGAGTCGTCGATTTAGGATGTACTCCGTGGTTTCGTAGCACATCTCTTCTTCGTACAGTCGTTGACTGGCTTGATACTGTGCAGGTTCGAGTGCTGAGATTTGTTCACGCACATTGGCTTTGAGATCATCCAAGGCAGATTGTGCATGTTGAAATTCACGAGCAATAGCGTTGATTTTTTCAACAAATGCACTGCCATATTCATCAACTTGCACTGCATGATTTGCAATCACATGGCCTATTTCATGAAACTTTTTGACAGCCGCATGATAGTCAGGAGCAAGTTCATTGCTGTCCAACAAGTTCAAGTAGCCAACCAGTTCGCTGAGTTTCATTCAAAAGAAAATAATGATGTAAATGTGTTTTCTGTGTTGGTGGCCGCAGCCAAGTCCCAGTCCAACACGCCCAGCAAGTTGTCAATCTTTTGATCTACCACAGTGGCTTCCATTTCTGTGTCAGCAAAAGGCAAATCCTTGAACCACTGCGGCAGGTGCATCTCATCTGTGGGATAGCCAATGCTGGTCCAGCCCAGAGCATTGCTTCTGAGTTTGCACACAATGGTCTTCATGCCATCAACGATTTGCATACTGTAGTTGTCAGAGTTCATTCTTCGCAAGTTGTTCCAGTTCAATGCCGCACGTACATGTCCGGGCATGTTGGCTTTGCCTAGGCGTTCTTCTTCCTTGCCGTACTTGGTCAAGTTGTTCACACGCTTGGGTGAGCCTTTTTCCCAGCCTGGTCGCTCTTTGAATTCGTACTTGAACTCACGCACACGTTCAATAATTTCATCACGTTCAGCACCGGCCAGCACTCGATTTAGAATTTCCAGCAAGAAGTCTTGAATAACTTTGGGTGTATCACTACGTTTCAAGTCCAGGCCAGTGGCCTTTGTCTTGCCAATGGCACCGTTGACATCCAGTCGCTTGTTTTCAATGTCAATGGCGTTGACTGCATAGCGTTTCTTGGTGATGAACAAGCCACGGTCTGCCACTGTTTCACGTCCGGCCTTGATCAATTCGCCCATGTCTCTGGGGCAGTGGAAAGCACGTTCCATAAACGCTGGGAATGAATCGTTGACTTGGTCAGCGATTGAATCGTACAGTTGTATGCAGATTTCTTTTGACCACTCCATGCGGCCTTCAGCGACTTCTTGTTTCAGCACAGGCCATGCTGAGAAATAACAACTGTCTGTGTCACCGTAGATCACTGCCTTACCCACATGGTCATATTCACCTGTGATACACTCATTCAAGTAGGCATCCATGTGTTTGGCAATGCTTCGTCCTGTCAGTGTTGTGGATTGCCCAATTCGCTTGTCAAAGAATCTGCAACCAGGATTCAAAATAGCACCATACAAACTGTTGAGGTTAATCTTTTTAACCAGTTGACGCTTGTCCCAGAAAGCAATTTCCTTGGCATCCTTGGCTTCTTTCTTTTTGGCCTGCATTTCTTTGCGTTCGGCATACCAGCGTTCCAACAAGCCAGGAATAACGCCTTTCTTTTCATAGGTGAATATGGTACCATTGGCACTGAGTATCCAAGGCTGGTTTGAGTCAAACAACATGTACCAAATTTCAGCACCTGAGTGTACAGTCTCCTCACCTGACTGCCAGTCAATGGTGATCTCTGTGCCACGTTGCTGTTCCATGACCGCTGTGTATTCTAGACTGGCAAACACACCTTCCCATGCAGCCGCAAATGAATCGCCTTTGGCCATTTTGTCTCGGATGTATCGGTCAGTCATTATGGGACGCAATTGGCCTATAATGGTTTCTGGACCCATGTTCAACGCACGAATTGCTGACGGATATAGACTGTTGATGTCCACAGATCCAATCCATTCATGCAATCCTTTGCGAGGATATGCCACATAAGCACCTGCTGCCTGTGTGTCCTCGTCAGTGAGTCGTTGTTGGCGGTTGGGCACAACCATGCCACGTTCGTGTGCTTCGTTGATAATGGCCTGTTCAGTCACTGCCACAGCACCCATTGTGGTGGCCAACAGCACTGTGTTGGCATGTGCTAGTTCGCTAGCCAGTTCCAAGAAGCGTAATTTCTTGTCCAGTTTGTCCAACAACAAGGTATCTTGTCTGTTGTATTCAATAAAGGTTTTAAAGTGTTGGTTATACAGTTGATCCAATGTGCCTTCAAACTGTGTCTTGCGTTCACCTAGTTCGTATTCGGCAATGGCATCCAAGCTGTAACTGTGCCGCTCTTCATAAGTGTATTTGCGATACAGTTGCATATAGTCCATATGCACACGGCCCACCAAGTCATAGGTTTCATTTTCAGCACCAAAGCGTTCAAACATACGCTTCTTGGGAAATTGTCCCCACAAACAAAATCGTCGTGTGTCATCTTTGCTGAGCACTCGAGTGATACGATTCACTGTGTAAGGTATGTCATAGCCTTCCGAGTTCCAACCACTCAAGATGTCAGCATCATCTATGAGATCCAGGAACATCTTCAACATTTCTGTTTCTGACTCGCACAGCACAGTGTTTTCAAATTCCGCACAGATCTCGCGAGCAGTCTCCTCACTCATGTGGCGTGGTGCCACCACAAGGGTGACCAGTTGCTCCAACCAATTCAAATATACCGATATGGCAGTGATGGGATTGAAAGGATCTGTTACCGGTGAAAAGCCACGAACCGCATCAAACCCAACTTCAATGTCGAAAAAGGCTGTGTGTAGCGTAGGGGCGTCTTGGTCTTTGTAGTTTTCTTCAAAGCATCGGAAGATGGGATTGATATCCGATTCATAAATTTGCCGCCCGCTTTGTGCTCTGACTTCCTTGCGGAACTCTTTGTTGTTGCGTGTGCTGAATCTTGACACAGGTGTGCCATAGATGCTTTGGAATTTGCCCCTAGGATCGTCGTAGTAAAAAACATAATTGGCAGGATACTCTCGATACTGCCTTTTGCCTTCTCGGCGTTCTACCACGTGAATGCGATCGTGTTCACGATCAAATAGTGCGTCAATATAACTCATTTGTCTCCGTTTGTGGCCGGTATAGCCTTGCTACATGTTCGTGACGTGAACGACTCGTTGCTGTTGAAAGCAATATTTATAGCGTCTTGCCCACAGTTTCAAGAATTGTTTCCAACAGTTCTTGATCTTGTTTGGTTTTGCCGAACTCGGCCTTGTGTGCCACACGAATGGCTTTTTTCAACACAGCCGGTTTGATTTCTAATTCTTCTGCAATGGCCTTGATGGTGTCGGACAAGCCGCCTTGCAGGGTGTCAATCTCGTGCATGACCTGCATGCCTTCATTGATGATTTGGGTGAGTTTGATCTTTTGATCGCCGTTGAATGATTTGGTATCCATGTGTACTCCTAAAACACTAGTATAACACGGAAATTTAAGTTGTCAACGGGAATTTGCTCGCTTAAGGTGTGTGTCTGACTTTTAACAGTCTTAAAAAACTGAATATGTTAATATACATCCAGCCTATATCAAATTCAAACCAACGGCGACTGAGACGAGGATTGCCGGGTTCCAAATGATGATTATTGTGCAGACATTCACCACCAATAATAATGCCCCAAGGACTAATGTTCCTACTTTTATCTTTAGTTTCTCCATTGCGATACCCCCACCAATGTCCAATACCGTTGACAACACCTGCGGCCCAGAATGGGATCCACAACATTTGAATCCCCCATATTAGTATGCCCCACCAACCAAAGACGATGATGTTGAACACAAAGAGAATGCCAATGCCAAGTCTGGAGTGACTACTGTATAAGTTGTGCTCAATCCAATCAGCAGGAGTGCCAACACCGTATGTGTCAACCATGACTTTATCTTTTGATGCTTCATAATATAGCATTGCTCCTTTGAAAAAAACTCTTTTGATTCCATACACATGAGGACTGTGCGGATCGCCTGGTTCATCGCTGTGTCTGTGATGCTTGCGATGTATGGCTACCCATTGTTTTGTGACCATGCCAGTCGTGAGCCATAGCCAAAATCGCATAAAGTGACTTAGTATTGGGTGAAATATCAATGCTTTGTGTGCTTGACCTCTATGTAAAAAAAGTGTGACGCAAATGATTGTGATGTGTGTTGCTATTAGAGTATATAAAATCATAAAGGTTTATGGTCATTAGAAAATGCTCACTTCAAGCATCACGGTAGCGAATCGTTTTGCCTGCCCAGCAGCCGGGCCACACGGTCCTAAGGTAGGTGTGATCTTATAATTCTTTTTTCATTTGGCGATATAGACTACGTCCGGGATTGAAAGTAGGACTCCATTCTAAATTTTCTGCCAAACCCAACGCACGATAGTATTCTTGTTGTTGTTGATCTGTGGTGGCTGTTTTTGGTATTTTAGGAGCAGGTGGTGCTGTGGACGCAGTCGCAGCCTTGGTTGCCGGGGCATTGTATTTGTATGGCGCTGTTTGTTGCCCAAAATTTGGTGTACTGGTAGTAGTTGGTTGCGGTGCCGCGGCTCTTGCTGCCTGACGTCGAGCAACTTCTCTACGGCCAACATAGTTAGCACCTTTTGGATCTTCACCTGGCGGTATTGCTGCGGAAGCCTGTGGTGCTGTGGTTGGTGCT